ACCAGGTCTCACTTTGATACATGTATTAAAAAGATACAAATGAGTTAAAATCAATAGAATCAAAAAAAATTGATACTGTAAATTTGTTCAGGTGTCTCAAACATGCGACAAAATAAAGAAAAATAAAAAAAGACTTGACAAACATAACTTAATATTGTATATTGCACTATGTAAAAATTACATTGTAAAAAATACTCGATTTTTAGAAGTTAAAAGTGTAAAAATTACATAGTAGGATCAATTAGATAGTTGAAAAATAATAGATTAAAGTGATTAGCGAACTGTGTAATAATAGCACTGTAATATTTACATAGTTGGTGAAACAATTTTTAAAGAAAATGAGTTAAAAAGATAAGAAATGTGAACATAGATGGAGTGAAAAGATTGGCGGGAGGTTTGATTGAAAGTGTCATCAAAGATTATCAGAAAATAGGTATTGTAACATTCTAAATAAAGATTTTGTGTATATCCAATTATCTGTTAATAAAATTTTTATAAAAACAGCGTAAGTGAAAATAAATGATGAAATTACATCAGACCGCGTAAAAAAATGAAAGTTACCGAAAAAAAGTTTTTTGAAGCCCTAGAAAGCAACCCCGATGCTAATGCGATTGAGCTTGCGCAAGTGCTTGATATTTCTGTAATTCACTATTATCGTTTGCGGAAGAAATACAGAGATAAAATCAGAGATGCAGCAATCGAATATAGCAAAATAATCGCATTAGACCAGGTCAAACAACTTGAGAAGCACTCTAAAAAAGAGTATGCAGCATCAAATAGCCTGTTAGAGATAGCAAAGGTGCGCACAAAAGATTCGATCTTCCAAGACAATAGTGGCTGGAAGATCACAATAGAGAAGATAGAGCCTGTCAAGACCGATCAGAAATGACCAGTCTGAGCAGGTTTTTTTGTTGCTTTTTAGCTGTAATGTCAAAAACAAGCAAAAGCGAGCAGTTTATCTAAAAATGTTCTAAAAATGTCAATTCAATATTTACAATAGTTAAAGTATCGCTGGCCCACTGTACAGCAACAAGAAAGTGAAAGAGTCGATTGTGCAACTATGTGCAAATAGCCCAAAAAGACGTTCTTAGAAGCGCAAATTAGTCGAAATTCTTTGTTTGTTTGTGTCTGCGTGATGTGTCATTGTGAGAGTTTACATACGTTAGCAGTCAGTAAATGTGAATAAGGGGGGTATGTGTCAGGCGTGCGGGGGACTTGACTGGTAACGGTACTTATTGGATTTTCCGCATAAAAAAACCAAGAAAGGTTTAATGAAACAGCTTTTTAGGGAAATAAAGCCAGATGAAATGATAGAATATATTCAATGCAATTCTGGTAGTTCGGATATAATAAAGGAATATTTCAGAATATATTTTCCAGATGAGCAAGACAATTGGTTTGAATATTGTAATTATACTACGAAGTGGAATTGTTATCATAATATAATGGCATGGCAACTAAACAACAAACTAAGGGATGGATGGTCGTTAGTTGGCAGTGATAATGATAGTTTTATAATCGCAAAGAATAATGGGATATAGACAATTTTTGTTGGGGTTAATTATTATTTTGGTTACGTCTATAATTCTTGCTTTAGTTATATACTGTATAGCATGGGTGTTAGTTAGCATATATCTTATTTTAGATAAGTTTATAGTTACTAGACGACTCAAGCGTATATATAAGAAATAATTGAAAAAATGCGTGAACTAAACATAAAGTTTCAGCCGAAACAATGGGATGCTTCAGAGTTAATAGACAGCAGGGAGCGGGGGCAATATTTATTCTACGGTGGAGCGAAGGGTGGTGGTAAGTCATATTTAGGTAGGGCAAAATTAATAGATTGCTGTTTAAGGTATGCAGGGATAGCTGCGGTGATAGTGAGAAAGACCTACCCAGAGTTATTGGCGAATCATATTAGGAAATTATTTCAAGAGTATTCATTTATAAAGAATTGGTATAAGGCGGCAGAAAAGACGGTATATTTCCCCAATGGGTCAACGCTTGAGTTAAAACACTTATCAACTACGGATGATGTTTATAATTATCAGGGGATAGAATATGACATAATATTTTTAGATGAAGCAACACAGCATGAGGAAGAAGTTTTCAAGATATTAAAAACATCATTAAGAAGCGATCCCAGGATAAGAGACAAATATCCAGAATTCAAACCATTTTTTCTTTTAACAGGGAATCCTGGTGGGATAGGGCATACGTGGTGTAAAAGATTGTTCATTGATAGAATGTTTTTACCAAATGAGAATGATAAAGATTATCATTTTATACAAGCTAAATTATGGGATAATCTTCTATTTATGAATGCCAACCCCGAATATCTGTCGAATTTACAAGAATTACCAGATGATTTACGTAGGGCATATTTAGACGGAGATTGGACAGTATTTTTAGGACAATTCTTTGTAGATTTTAGGAAAGAAGTTCATGGAATAGAACCGTTTCAGGTTGACAAAGAATGGACAAAGATATTTGCATTAGATTGGGGATATAGTCCGCATCCTTATCATTGTGGATGGTATGCTATTGATGGTGGAACTGTTTATAAGTATCGTGAGTTGGAAGGAAAAGAAGAATCCCCACAAGAAGTAGCAGAACAAATTGTAGAATGCAGTAAAGATGATGGGTCTTTATTTTTTGGAGTTGGCGATACGCAAATGTGGGAACAAAGTCCATTTCAAACATCTTATGAAGCATCGCAATGGGAGACTGTTTCAGATAAATCGATAGCTTTACAGATTAATGATGTATTGGGTAAGGCGGGGATTCTGATGATGAAAGCCAATAAAGCTCGTATAACTGGATGGACTAACTTAAAAGTATTTATGAAATGGGTTGGTGAATATACCAAAGAAGGCGTAAAAATAAGCAAACAGCCCAGATTTAAGATATTTAATACTTGTAAGAATACATTAAAGGCATATCCAGTTCAATTATATGATGACCTAAAACCAGGCGATATGAGAAAGAAAGCTGGAGATGATCCATGTGATACTGATAGATATGCAATAATGACCATAAGTGAGCGAAAGTATGTTGAAGTAGATAACTACTATGATAGGGCAGTAGCTGAAAGTTGGGGTAAAAAACAACGGATATTTGAACATGGTGCTAAGCGGATGTTTGGCAAGGAACTTATATTAGCTGAAAAAGATTTTTTTGATAATAGGGAGTATTATTAATGGAATTAGCTATTTTAAAGCAATACTATAAAGAAGTTGTGGAAACACAAGAGAAAATAAAACAAGCCACAAGTAGATTAGAGGGTATTTATACAAAAATGTTTGAACATGAAAAGCCAGAAGTTCATACCATTGAAGAATTAAAACAAAAAATAATGTTAGAAATAAAAACTCAATTATTTCAAAAATTCGAGGTGGAGTTATGATTCAAGATTATTTTGCATTACCTCAAAAGATAGCGGAACTAAAAACAGATATTGCCGATCTTAAGAAAGATATAGAACAATTATCGAAAACAATTAATAAAGTTTCAGAATATTTAAACCAAGAAACTCCTGAGCCGAAAGATATGGATTACGAACGGCAATGGAAAGAAGAATTATCTAATATTAATTTGTTTAGTGTATGAAAGAAAAAGATTTAGTAGATTTAGTCAGTAATCAATTTGAATATTCCAAAGCAGGGATAAGCCAATTGAGACGGAAATGGTTTACTCGTTATAAATATTGGAAAGCAGAAGAAAGAATTAAACGTCCCCAATATACAGATAACGTTCGAGTTCCCATTATATTTGAAATTTCTGATGGGATGATGTCATTATTGACTGATAATCAAGCCAAAATGAAATTTTATCCACAAGAAAAAGGCGATTTACAGACTGCCGATACTTTACAGCAAGTTGTTTCTGATTATTACTGGGACAAATTAAAGATTTTTAGAGTAAGCGAGGAAGTTATCTGGTGGGCAATGAATATAAGTGGTAGTGGATTAGCAAAAATAGGTATTGATCCAATAACCACCGATTTTTATGCTGAGGCTTGTAATTCTTTTTGTTGTTTTCCCGATCCATCTGCTAAAACATTAAATACTTGTGAATTTTTTATCTACATGAGTATAAAAGCTATAAATGATTTAAAAAGAATTTATGGTAAACGAGTTAATGATGTAAAACCACAAGACGAAATGTCTTTATTAGCATTGAATGAAGAAGAAGTAATCAGCCCCTGGGCAAGAGACTCTGGTAAATCTGAAAATATGAAACCGTTTGTATCAGGAGAATCAAAATACAAGCAAGACTATGGTAGAACAATGGTATTAGAAGCATGG